GTCGTGACAGTGGCACCCCCCCCGCGCGTCAATCCCGCCGTGATCTGTTGGGCAGTCTCGGCAGCTTCTTCTGCCGGAACTCTCTGCGCCGTCAACGCGCTCTGGAACAGCAAGCCGAGAGCAGCGGATTCGCCAGCGCCGACAGGTAGCTGACGTTCTTCTTCGGTAGCGCGCCTTCCTCTTTCTGCCGAGATGTCCCGTGCGCGTATCGCCCGTTCGGTTGGACCTACCGCAAACGTCTCGCGTAGCGCCTCAAGCACACCCGCACCACCACGCCGAGCAGGTGATTCGGGGGCACGTATCTGGCTGATCTCTCTGGCTATTGCCGGTCCACGAACGCGAGGTATTCCGTCAGGCATGGCTATCTCCCCTGTCCAAACAGCTCAGTCTCGATTTCAGTCAACCGTCTGCGCTCGCCAATATCGCCAAGCAGAGCCGGTACAGCTCGTGCCGCTGCTCCGGGCGCACGCCCAGCGAACAGTTGTCCAGCAGCACCGCCTAGCCTTGCGCCAACGCCAGCGCCGGTCAACCGCGCCGCGCCAAATATCGCCCCACCAGGAATGAGAAAACCAGCAATACCACCGATGAGAGTTCCCAATTCGGCAGTCCTGCGCCGCTGCTTCTCGCGTTCTTCCTGGCGTTTGATTGCAGACTGCTCCTCAGTTGCGCGGGTGCGCCCAATCGCCAAACCGCGTACCGTTCGCGCGCGCTCCTCACCGCCGAGCGCTTCAGCCAGTCCAACACCAGCAAGTTCCGCCGTGCTCAACTGGCCGGGAGTAATGTCTAGTGCTGTTCCATTTGGCATTCTTACGCCTCCCTCAAAGCCTGAATTTCTGCCTGCGCCAACGTTTCTTGTACCTGGCGGGCAAGGACGTCAGCGCGTATCCGTTCTCTCTCACGGGCAAACCGAGCTTCACGCACGCCCAGCGCTTCTCTCACACCACGTCTTGCCAGTCCGCTTGCGCCAAAGCCCCGACGAGCAAAGGGAGTGAATGCCTGACGTTTGGCGGCAGGTTCGCCAGCAATCCGCAGTTCTTCCAGAGCGGCAAGAAGTGGCTTGCCCTTTTCTTCTGCCGCGAACTCTACACCCGTTAGAGGAAGCGTTGTCCCGGCAGCTTCCTGCTCAGCGATAAGTGCTCGCAGGTTATTGGCAATAGGATCGTCCGGGCCTCCCTTGCCCCTGGCTATGCGGGCCGCGAGCTGTTCTTTTCGCAGCTTCAGTGTCGCCTGATCCGATGTCAGTGCCATCCTTTCCTCCTAATCCCTTATAGCACAGAGGACCAACAGATCAGTGCGTGTGTGATGTTGATGGGCTGCGCACCACCAACAGTCTGCCGCGCCTCGATACTTACCTCTTTCTCTGCGAAAGGCAAGCTGAACGTAGCTCTTTGACACGTTATCGCGGTAGCCGTAACGGTTATCTTTACCAGTTCGGCGGCGTCGGTAACGTTGTAAAGCCGGACTTCCCAGGTTGCTCCCGCGCCACCGACAAACGATGCCAGACACAGCGCTGCAAGCTCCTGCTTCACAAATCTGCCCGTCAGTGCAAACCTATTCTTAACTCTCGCCAGCTCCACCCACGGCGCTGAAGAGGCTTGCTGCTGAAGTCCGGCGATGAGCGCCACATGTGTCTCGATCTCTGCACTGTCTCCAGTACTCAGTTCCCACCAGTCGTTGCCCAGATCGACGCGCGCCATATCAGTAGCCCACCGCGAGATACGTTACGTCGAGGGTTGGCGGTCCACCACCGATGCGCGCAAACTCAAACTGCGTTAGATCGGTGTTCGCCAGACTAAGGTTGATAATCGTTGTTGACCATGCCTGAACCGTAACGAGCGCACGGGGAAACGCTGTCGGAAACACCACGATACCTACGCCTGCCGCGATTGTTACCCCGGTTTCAAAGCCGACCAGCACTTTCCACTCCGCGTCGATGTTGTTCCGCCGCGTGCCAGCAATCACGCTAGTCGTTTGATCCATGATCCGCAAGCCGAGCTTCGCCAGATCGCGGCTGAATGCTTCAGACGCACGCCCAAACTCGGTATCTTTGCCTGGCAGCGATACAGCAGACTTGAATAGTGCCATCAGGCGCTTTTCCCCGTTGCGATTGCGCCGATTACGATCTTGGTAATCGTCCCTTCCACTGAGTTATCCGCCAAGGTGATGCGGATTTCCTGGAAATACGCTTCTGTTCCACCGGGCGCGCCCTTAAAGCGCAGCTCAGCGCCGCCAGCAGAAAGAGCGAATGTCTGTGCCGTATTCAGCGCGCCAAAGTCATTGGCTATCTGAACGCTCGCTACGCCACCGGAAGTCTGGGAGCCGTAAATGCGGATATACGACACGCTCCACTTGACGTGCGGGCGGCCTTGCCAGAGCGGTGGAGTCTGGTAGAACGTGCCTTCTGGGAAGTTGACACCGCCATCCTGTGCGAGCGAGACATCGAACTTGCGTATGTGTCCGTCGCCGCAACCGATGAAGATATCATTGTCCGATGTCTCAAACGCTATCGGTTCTATGTCGTCGTCTATCGTCCACGGCCAGTATGAACCGTCCTCTTTGTTCCTGAACAGCATGGGAATATCGGGCTGTGGTGAATCGAAGCCAAGAAAGTTCTGCGGCATGAACAGCGTGCCAAGCAGAAACGGCCAGTCGATGGTCCGCGCAGTAGATTCTGCAAACGCCTCGTTCGTCGGACCGCCTGTCGATGTCGTTCTCAGGAGGGAGATCACCCGATCACCTACTGTCACACCGTCAAGTCCTTCAATGAAGCCTATATTCTCCACCTGAGACGCCTCTCTACCGATGGCGACAGCGGTATCTTGCGGACGGTGAACAAAACCAATGCCTCGTCCCCCACTTAATGCGGCCCATCCGCGCATGCCGCCGAATCCAAACGGTACGCGTGTCTGTTCAAGAACGAATGTCTCATCGTTTGCGCCCGTCAGTACATAGGTTCTATCTGTTTTGCCTACATAGAGAGCATCGCCCATGCGGAAAAATCCGCGAGCTGCATCGCGGTATCCGCGCGGCTCAACGTCCACGAAATTTGCCGCTGCGAAAATGCGGGGAGCATCGAAATTAGAGAAGTGCAGTCTTGCTGCATTGGCCCCAAAACCATCCCCCACCCAGTGATGTTGACGCTGCCATGCGCTTATCGGGAAAGGAAGTTCCGAGAAAATAGGAGCTGCGTACGTGGCTAGCCTGTAGAACGGGGTGGTGCTTGAGAACGCCTCGATGAAGCTCCAGTTTGGCACAAAGACAGGTGCGGAAATCAGGGCACAGTTACGACTCGCCAGAAGCAACGAGGCCATGTACCGTGCGTCTGACGTGTAGGCTGTCGCGCCCAGATTCACGAGAGTATCATTGTCTATGTCATATGTGGCAGCGTTCACCGCTCCTGCGCCGCCGCCGTAGATCATGAATAACACCTCTGGCCCGGCGACTGCGCCTGACAGAACGAGCGCACCGCGAGCCATGTGATAGATCGGACCTGAACGCGCTACGTTCGTTAGATTTCCGCTGATGCCCGGACGCTTGCGAATCTGCGTCTTGTTGAGCGAAGGATACATGTTGCGTATCGACGCACCAGGGGAGATGCCTGGCGGCAGGTTTGTCGGATCGCTCTCGGAGTCAACCCCGAGAAACTCCTCGATGATGATGTCCTGTACTTTCTGCCCCATTAGAACGCGTACTCGTCGCCGATAAGGTTCTGCGCGGCAAGCTTGGCGTGATATTCCGTAAGTACGTGTTCCCTTCGCGTCTTCATGCGCACCATCACTTCCTCGGCTGTGCCGTTCAGTTCGTTGGACGGAATGATCTTCTCTACTTCATCCACCTCAACGAGCTTGCCGTTCTGTTCCTCAAGTATCTTGATCGTCAGCGTCAGCCGCGTCCCGTCAGGGACTGCGTTAGCTATCTTGGCAACTCTGCGCTGTCTCTCCGGTAGTTGCTTGTGGGTGAGGTTGGCTTCAGCCGCCAGTGCTGCGCGCGGGTTTGCAGGCATCAGTCCATCTCCGTGATCCACTCGCCCGAGCGTGGAGACTCCCAAGAGAACCCCGCCTCTTCAATCTGCTCCTCCCCCAGCTTGGTTCTCAGCGCCGCTTTCAACTGATTGCTCCTGCGTTCCGCTTTCTCCTGCTCTCCGGTGTTCTCGATGAACGCTAGAATTTTCCCCAGCGCGGAATACCTGATGATCTCCCATGCTTCGTATGGCATACCGGACGGCACCTCAGAATCTAGGCTCATCAGCGGTGGCCGCCGCTTGTAGGTCAGGTAGAGCTGGTAGTCTGTTCTGTCGCGCCACGGCTGAAGCAGGAGCTGCGTCACTTGAGAACTGAACTCAGCCGGTTCAATGAACGCTCGTTCAGTTGTGCCGTCGTCGAGTACGATCCTCCCACTTGACTGGTTGTTCTTGGAAAACGTCACGCCCTCGAACAGCACACCGCTTGTGCCGATGTTCTGAGGTGAGGCGGTAATCGGCACTGCGGTGCCTATCGTTCCCATCTGTCGATGGCGACTATCAATGTAGCCGTAGAGACTGACGAGTAGCGAGGCGTCTTCTGTGGCGGAGCTGGATACCCTCCACTGGATCGGACGCGTGACACCGACCATATCGACACCATCCTTGCGCTCGAATGCAATGGTCGTGGGCCTGGCTGGATTGCCTTTGTCGGCTCTGGTGGTGCTCGTAGATGTATCACGTAGAAACATCCGTCTAAACGCAGCGTGGGATTCGATCTTCATTTCGTGAAGCCGCACAGGAGAATCCGCAGGATCGAGCATTTCCGCTTTGATGATCCGCAGCAAATCCCCCGGCGCACGGTGAACCGTATCAAACTCATCGCTTGTAACGCCGAATGGCTCGTCAAGCAAAAGAATCGCTTTAGTCAACAGCCCCGGAAAGTCAAACTCACCGGCAATCTGGATCATCTCCTCGTTCAGCCAGCGGCGAACTCGATCACGCATATCGCCGGTATCACCGGGGTGGTGCCCTTCGTCGAGCACCATGTTAACCATCTGCCCAAAGCTATACATGGCTCATTACGAAGTGCGTGCGTTTCTTGTGCCCGGTTTCAACGTGCCGCCCATCGCTCTCGTAGACCGAGCGCCTGCCGGTGATGTCATCGTAGTACGCGGGGCTTACCGTGTAGCCGTTCTTGTTGACGACCACGCCAAGGGCGTACGTCTTCTGTCGCGGTCGGCACGACGCGCAGAGATACAGCGCACGCTCGCCGTCTTTCACGAACGTTGCTCTGTTTACTTCGCGTTTGCATCCATCACAAATCATTTAAGTATTAGTTCGTTGACGGGGGAGTCGGTTGTCTCCCGACCCCCCACGCCAAACCTGCACTAACAGCTCCAGCCAAGATCAGCCAGAGGCATTCGCCGTCGGGATCACCGAGGCATGTGCGTTGCGGGTTTCCCGCGCAACCGTCACACCGTACAGCGACTGACCCACCAGCGGCGTAGAAAGCTTGACACGCGCCAGCGTCTCCATTTCCACATTCTTCTGGAGCGCCAGAATCATGGCCTCTTCCTGCCACAAGATGTTCAAGAACTGATTCACGGAAGCGTCCGAATCTCGGTCGTTCACATCCAGAGCGATGAGCCTGCTGATCAGGATTTCATGCCCGTAGATGTCGCCAAACACGCCCTTAACGATAGGGCTATCGCCCTTCACGAAAGGAATCGCGTCCGCACGAACAAACTTGTCGATCAACAGCAACTTGGCCTTCTGCCCAGTCGTGAAGATCCCGTGCCGCTTCTCCAGCGGTGCACCGTCGGCGTCAATCGTACGAATCCCCTCGACGATCCGAGCGTCCGTAACGTCTGCGCCAGCGATTGAACACGTGGTAAAGTTTGCCGCAATCTGCGCCAGTTCCAGAAGCGCCTGCTCAACCTGAACGCCCAGCGACTTTCCGATCCGCTCTGAATAAATCCTGAACAGATCATGCATCGACTGCGTCTTAAGTCGGTCAGTTATCTCAACCGAGGACTCGAACCACTGGTCAACCGTGAGCGTTGCCTCCTTCTCCGTGGGAGCTTGCGGGTTGATTCCCCCGCGTGAGCCAACACGCCGAGCCTGGAAGAGTTGCACTTCAGGGATATGGACGATATCCCCCATGGCCTTGACGTCACTATCTTTGCGCAGCACCCTCGGAGCCATGTGAAGGTTGAAGTCACGCGCGATCAGCGCAACCTTGCTCCAAATCTCCGGAATGAATACTGCACCGTTTACTACTGTCATTTCCGCCATTACTAAGTCACCTCCTCAAAGTCACTGATTTTCAAGTTGATCAGATCCTCACCTCGAAGCCTTCGATATCCAGGATGTTCGCCGCGTCTGCAACGGACCACTTGAGACTGAGCGTAATGGCAGACTCGGTGTCAAAGTTCACCGTCTGCGCCGTTCCCTGATTGGCCGCCGTCAGAACTGTCGAGTCGTTGGATATCACGCCAAAGCCCGCAACCGCCGTGCCGGTATCTCCCACCGACCGAATCGTAATGAACCCGGTGATGAGCAATCCCTCGGCAGACAAGCTCGAAGTCAGCGTGCCCGTGGTCTTGGTAACGATAGTTACCCCACCGACCAACACTGCAATTGTAAGCGTTCCCGCTGCTGAACTCTTGCTGGAAATCGCTCCGTGTGCGCTGAAGTGGAACACATCGCCGACGTTGACAGACTTGCTAGGCAATGTATACGCGGTCATCAGCTTAACGGCAACCGAGTTGTCGTGGGAAAAGTTAACTTCCTGGCTATGCACCTGCATCTGCCCGTTACCCTTTAGCCCTCTATTAGCCATCCGTAATCACCTCGCTCGTGCTTCAGATTTCGCTGACGAGGCGATATGCGTCCTACGCGCCCGTTCTGGACGGCGGCTCCGGCGACCTAGTTCTGGATGTCGGCTCCAGCAAGTGAGTTGGTCAACTTGCAACCAGCGACCTTGAGGATGTCGGCTCCGGCACTTTGTTCGGTAGTGCCAACCCCGCGACTGTTCGGATCAGTCGTCCGAAATAAGACCGTCTTGACCTGCCTTGATAATAGCATCTTTGTTCTTCAGGAACTCTTCGGTGGACATCGCGGCGATCTGCCCACGGGTATAGCCGCCGTTGCCAGCGCCCTTGCCCTTCATCGACAGCACGGCTTCTTTCTTGACGCGCCGATTGCCGTTGTTGTCCTCGCGTACGCTCTCTCCGGCGTCACCCTTGCCTTTCCTCATGTCGTTGAAGAGAAGGATCGCAGCCCGTGCGTACTCGGCAGGATTCGTGCGCATCTCTTTGAGCACTGCACCGTAGTCCTTGTCGGCAGCGTGTGAATCAGCTCTCCACTCCGGCGTTGCATGTAGGAGATCAATAGCAGCGGCTTCGTTCGTCTTCCGCTGGGCTTCGCGGCTCTCGGCGTCTTTCGCCGCCATCGCCTCGTCTACACCCACCTTGACACGATCACTGACGTACCTGTCGGGATCACCGTAGATATCCGCCGCGCCGCCCTTGTCGGGAGCGGACTGAAGTCCAACGACAGTTTCCTTGAGCGTGTCCACTTCGCCGCGCATCGCTTCAATGCTGCCTTTGAGTTCCTTGTTCTCGTTCATGACACCATTGAAACGACTCCACGGAACCAACTGGTCGTTCTTCTGTTCACCGCCCGCTACACCTGCATCGGCTACTTGTTCTGCCATTTACGCTGCCCTCCTTGCACCCATCCTGTCGCGTAGCGACAGTTTTTGGAAACGCTCACTGCCGACTTCCTCTTGCCCAGGTTTGTCCATCCGCCCATGAACAACTGAAATAGTATCGCCGTTGATCGTCACGTTGCCCTGCTCGTCAACTCCACTGACAGTTCCGCTGACGAAGAAGTCTACACGATCTCCCGGCTGATCGGCCACGAGTTCGGGCGTATCGGCCTTTGAAATGTTGACGCTGAACGGCTGCGTTGGCGGTTTGGCTTTCGCGGCGAGTTCACCGGACTGAGCCTGCTCGGCAACGGCCTGCATGATGTCTCCGACGTCTACTCCGCCACGCTGCTCGGTGCGCTGCTCGACTGTTCCGGGTTCGGGCGTTGCCGCTGGAGCTTCAGCTAGCTCCTGTGGCGGAATTCCGTCTCGGGGAATCACACCACCGGGCATGCGTGCCGCCATCTGCCGAATCCGTTTCTCTCTTCCCGTCAGTGCGCCTACCGCTCCAGCCATAACTAGTCCTCCTCTTTCTCTTCGTCTTTACCCGGTTTTTCGTAGCCTACAAGAAGTTCGTGCAGATCAGCCGCCTCAATGGCGCGGCCTGTAGCCTGCGCAAGCTTCTCCCCTGTTTTATCCCACTGTTGCCTGACCTTTGTCAACGCCCTCTCCCTCACCTCTTTCATGAGAAGTTCCCAGCCCGGAAGGCGCGTGAGAGCATAAAGCTGCTGTGAATCGCGCTTTGTCACTGGGGCAGCACCTCCGCAGCAGCTTCAGGAGGTATGCCTCTGCGTGCGAGTTCTTCCGCGATAATCGCTTGGCCGCTGTCAACGGCAGCAGGTGCGGGCAGCACAGCTTCGGGCGGTGGAGGCGGCGGCTCAGGTTTCTTCACGGATATCACTTCGCGCGGATCAACCTGGAACGTCTTCACCAGCTTGGCAACGAGCGGCCTAATGTTAATCTCTAGCGTTTCGTCAACCTGCTTTGCCTGCACCAGCGTCTGAATCGTGCTGGTTAGTCTGCGCTGCATTGCCTGGCGGAAGTCCAGATCGGTGGCGATCTTGATGTCGATGTCGGGAGCGAGAAGCAAGTCATCTCTCCCAACTTCTCTCGACTCGCCAGCGACCTTGACGATCACCTTGTTCTCCAGAAACTGCTTGTTGAGTTCGATCATCCGGTGTAGGAACGGCTTGAGCAGCGTTTCACCGATGGAGATAGCCTGCCCGTTCAACCGCCGCCCTGACTCTGACGCGATGATACGCGCCTCGGTAGCGGTGACACCGGTGGGCAATGCCTGCGTGGTGGTCGTGGCGGCGCTGGCGAAACGCATATCCTCTTTCGTCAACTCTTCCATGCGGATCAAGGCGTTGAGTGATTCGAGGGGCACTGGCAGAGGCGTCAGTTTTCCCCACTCTTCGACGTCAAAGATTCTGCCCGGCTTGATCGGCAGACGTTTCGCTTTCGTGTTCCCCACACCTTCGCGCATCTGCATGTTGTTGAGGCCGTAGTTTAGGATGTCCCTTCCCAGATTGCGGAAGTCGTTCATCTCTTCCTGCGGACGGCGCAGAATTCCCCCTACGCCAAGTCCGTAGAACGAACCGTCACGGTCGATGTATGTTCCGCGCAAGTAGGGTTTCATGCCGTGATCGTACGGGTTAGGTATCTCCACCACAGTCTGATTGCCGTTGACGGTGACGATCCTCCAATCCACAGGCGTATCTTTGAGCGGATGTTTTCCCCAGTAGTCCACGATGACGTTTCGCTTTACGTCCAGGTTGGCGAATCCTTTGTTGAAGCGGATTTGCCGGGCGACACTCAACCCGATGTCGGTCTGCTGATTGCCGCCAGCGGGAAGCGCGTCGGGCTTTTTCGCCTCCCCATCGCTCAACTTGTTCGCCGCCGAGATAACCTGCCGGAGCACAGACTTGCTTGCCTCCATTTCGACAGCCACCCACTCAGCTTGCGGAACGTCCTGCGCAAAAGTATCAAATCTCCAGTTGGGCAGGGCGACCAGTTCAATGTCGGGCTGGTCGATGAGTGGGACTTCCTTGAACGAGTCTCCATCGGAAATAAACCGCGTGGTAAACGCCCATGGTGTTCCCACCACGGCAGTGCCGTTCAAGACAAGGTATCTGACGATGCGGGTGAACTTGGTGTGAAACTGCATGACGTTAAGCTGATGCTCCAGCAGCGCTTGGGTAAGTACCGCTTTCTCTTGGGCTTCTGGATCGAGGGAGCGAGCTTCGATCTCAAAGAACGGTGCATCGGCGAACATGATTGCCATGAGCGCTGAGACAACACTCTCGACGTCACGAAAAGTTTCCATCACGAACGTGTTGGCGAATATTTCCGCCCGCCGTCTGCGCGGTTCTGAGCGGTAGTGACGGTCGAACGTCAGCAGTTCCTGAATGATCTTGTGCGATTCAGTCTGGTGCTGTGAGACTCGTCTGGCGATTTCCGCCGCGAGCATATCCGGTCCCGGTGTCTCAGCCATCAGTCCATTTCTACCATAGCTACTCGTCCATCGGCAAACCGCTGACGGACTCGAATTCGTCGCTGGTGTCACGGGGTTTGATCGTTCTGCCTACATCGCTTTCTTGGGAAACGACTGCGGGAGCTTTTACATGCCGCATGACGAGGTATAGCCCCGCGTCAAACGAGTCCCGAATGCCCTGGCTGGCATGGCCCTGTTTCTCAAGATCGGCGTGCGAGAGCTTGCACATCTGGCTCACATAGACTCTGCACCGACCCTCCAGCACCATGACTTTGGGCAGTCTTGCGTTGCCCTCGCTGTCGAAACCGGGAAGGCATTGCTGCTTGAGGAAGGATACGGCGTCCGCTTTCCTGGCGTAGTGTTTGACGAGGCGGAGGCGAATGCTGCCCCGATCATCCCGGCTGGCGCGCTGCAACTGCTCCGCGACGGAAAAGCCTTCGGATTCTTTCGCGTACGCATCGTGGCCGATTACGACCATCTCCGCAGGGTTGAGCGCGCTGATCTTTTCCCACACCAGCGAGGGGGCACCACCGGGCATGGACAGCTCATCGGTGAAAATCACCCTTCCCTCCGGGTCAATGAACGCTTCCAGGTATGCAGTTTTCCCGGTCGATTTTGCCCAGTCAATCGCGCCCCAAACCGTGCAGTGCTTGCGCATCTTCTCGAACATCTCCATAGGCAGGATGTTCCCTTCCGGCCAGTTCTTGGGAGAGAACTCGGGCACAGCCAAACCCTCGTAACTCAAGAACTTGCACTCGTGTTCCTGCGCGTAGAAGTCAGCGGGAGTGGTGGCCTTGATGTCGGCAAGCTCATCGTCATCCACCGTACCGGCGTCTTTCGTCCAGATTTCAAACGACTCCCAATCAGGGTTATCCCCGGATTTCCCCAGCTCGAAGAGTTCGCAGAAGTGCTCACGCCCGGAGGGGGTTGTCTGGAACATCCCTTTCCCCTTTTTGTCCGCGATCATGGGGCGCACGATCTTCTCCCAGATCAGCCGGTTCCTGACGAATGCGTACTCGTCGAAGTTGAACGCTACCAGACCGGGACCACGGAGAGAGTCGGGCTGATCGCAGCCCTTGAAACTAAGCTGTCTCCTCCCCACTATCGGGATCGTCAGTTCGTTGACGTTCGGTTTCCCCTCCAGCAGCCAGGGGGCTAGCCGGATCAGCTCCAAGACATCCCTCCACCCGATCATCTTCACCTGCCGGTAGGTCGGACCCAGAAACCACGCTTCCGATCCCTCCTCCCGGTCCAGCAGTTCCGTGATGTCGAATATCAGCCCCAAGCGCGTCTTCCCCGCTCGGCGTCCGCCCACCACCGCCTTGAACCGCGCTGGGCTCGCCAGCACTTCCTGCTGCCACCACAGGAGCGATATCAATAACTCGGCATGTCCTTTCTCCGGCACGTCTTCCCACCCCCTTCAAATGCACGTTGCTCCCAACCCCCTCTTTTTTCCCCGGTGCAGCGGCGATCACTGCCTCCCCCTCCAGCCTCCCCTTTTTCACCAGCTTCAACAGCTCTCCCTTTTCCCGCCGCATACCCCCCTCCTCCGATGAGCCATCCCGTGGGGCCGTTCTGGTCATCCTCTCTGAGAGTAATTGGGTAGATTCTCTTATATCCGCCTGTGTCGCCAAAGCGGGTTCTAGGGTCCCAGGGGGGGTATGCCCCTGCGCACCGATCAAGCTCTCAGGCCCGTGTGTACTCGCGGGCGGCTGAGGGGATTCGCCTACAACCTTGCGCCAATACCGGTAAGGCTTGCCTGCTCTGCTTACTGTCTCTATCCACATGTGGGAAACGGGGATGGGAAAATACACCAGCAGACAGAGCCGCGTAAGTGCAATCGGTTGAGGACCGCTACGCTCTTACGCACACTCCTGCTCCACTGCATTGAGGTGAGGATTAATATGCAGTTTGGCGCGGGGGCGGGTAGGAAGTTCTGGCGTCTGGCTGTGTGTGGGATGAGCGCCGGAGTAGAGCGCCAGGCCACGATCAGTCAGCTTCCTGGCTCATACCGTAGAGCTTCAGGAGCCAGGACGCTGTAAAATCTTGCTCGTGTGTTTGTGTGCGGGGCGGAGCGCCAAAGCGTACCGCATTACGTATCGTGGTGATTGCGCGCCCGATCTCGGCTTGACGCTGTTCGACATCCGCGAGCATCTTGATGAGTATCGGCGCTGTGTGGTCCATCGCAAGCTCCATACCTGAACTCTACCATAGGTTGTGCGTCAACACCCCTGAACACACAAGTTTGACACCTGCACTCTCCGTTGTGCTTTGGTGGCGGGAAACTACCAGCGGTAGCGTGTCAGAACTCGTCTGCATTTCTAAAGGGTTTTTGAATCTAACACTCTGAACTGACACCCCTTCCACTAGCTGTTGTGGTCGCGGGGCGGTGAACCACTACGGGTAGACTGGCACGCTCGTTGCACTATGGTGAGGGTATGAACACACAAAAAATCACACAGCGGCCCAACGCTGATGACATAGTGCTTTCCGCCTCTGGCAATCGGTGGCTGGCTATTGGCATCGGGGCTGAACGGTTCTTTAACGACTACGAGCTAGCGTGGCTGTGGGTGAAGGTTGCCCGTGACGAAGGACGCATGCGCCGCGTATGGATTGACAACGCTTATGGGTTGCGCCCATTGGTGGAACTCGGGGAGGAGATGTAACCGTGGATAACGAGCTTGACGCATGCGTTACCTGCAACCGAGCATTGCGCTTTTGCATTTGTGCGCCTAGCAACGTATGTGGGTCAAACATGACACGCATCAAGGGCGAACATAAGCGCCGCGTTATCGCGGCCATCACGGAAGCGCGCAAACAGCGAGACTTGTGCAACGGCAGCGTGTGGGACAACTTGCTGCGTATCCTTGGCCGACGTGACGCGGATATAGCCATGATGAATCTCATGTGGGCTGATCGTAGTTTCATGCCCACCAAACAGGGAAGAAGCTGAATCATGGGCACAATAGATCAGCACTACACCAACGGGCCGAAGCCTGGCGAGATCATCTGCTACGGCCAGTTCAATCGCGGGAACGGGTGTCAGGAGCACTACGAATCTGAATCACGTCACGCCGGACGCCGTGCAAGGGACCTACGCAAGAGGGGATATCGCGTGATTGTTTCCCCGTTGGGTGCGCAGGTTACTCGCGTGGGCCTAGTGAACATGACGCTGGTGACGATTGAACCCGGCACACGGGCAGACACAGTGTACCTACCGCCCGTGCGCGTGGAACGTGCAGCAGCTATCAAGGACGCCATCGCCAAGGCCACCAACACGGGAGGTAAGTAACAAAATGACATGCGATAACTGTAAGGTCTGGCGTGCGGCGCTTCACACATGCGCGGTTTGCGGAAGGCAACTGTGTGGGCGCTGTTCGTTTGGCTCCAAGCATGGGTTCCGTGTTTGCCCCGGCGAGTGCCATAAGAGAGCGCTTGCCATTGTTAAAAAAGCTGCCAAGGCCACCAACCAGGGAGGGAAGTGACACCATGCCACGCAAAAAGAAAGCACCAGAAGTAGATATCCGCGAGAAAGCCAGGGCACTGGGCGCTTTGTGTCAGTCTCAGTTTCCGGGAGGCAACGAAGTGATGGAGATGGACTGTGCCCTGTCGCTATTCTTTCCTAAGCTGTCGCCACTCGATAAACGCCGCTTGCTCACCAGGACTGAATACAACAGCAGAAGGAGATAACAATGCCAAGCAAAAGCACGGGCTGGCCTAGGCTTACGCCAAAACAGTTGGGATGCACCCACCGTTCCGCTACCGAGGCCATGCATTTATTCGACTGGGACGCCGTGAACGATTCCACACCACCACCTACTGATGCGCGCAACGTGTACAACGCCTATCACCCTGCATGTTCGCGTTGTGGTGTGACTATCGGACAGATTGTGGAGAATCACGAGCGGCTAGTAGCCAAGGCCACCAACCAGGAGAAGGAGTAACACATATCATTATGAACACCACACCATCCACCCATCAGGATCACATGCCCAGTGTTGGCGTGCCCTGCGGTTGGCTGTGGTGTTCGGCTTCATTCGAGGCAAGGGGTGGTCGCCATGTACTGAAACGCACGACAGCCGCCGGAGCTGGGAATCCGGCATGGCATTATCAAATCTCAATAGGGAGGATGACCATGACGCGCAATGAACAGATACGTGAGTTCAGAGAGCACCTTGGCGTAGCGCTGAAAGCCGCCAGCTATGACGGGGAGATTATCAACCTCTCCGTGCTTATTGGTGGCGCAGAACAGATACACATTGACGATCACCATGGCAAGGTTGCGCGCAAGAGTGCAGTGCTTCCAGCCGAGCGCTTCTCGGTCGATCTGTAATGAAACTCCACACCACGCAGACAGTGTACCGGCTGAACGCCTTTGGATTACGTATCATCGGTGGCTTGGCTGTGAGAACTGCGTTGGTGTGGCTGGACTACATATCCGGGGTAAAGGGTGCGCCTAGCGTTGTCACTTTCGCTACGATGGCGCAAGTTCTGGCTGGATGCTCTTGTGACTTTAAGCTACCCAAGCCCCCCGGCGGCATTATCACCGTAACGCAACAGGAGGGTAACGGGATATGAAGTGGCGAGTTGATCGAAAGACTCTCAAGTATGGCTCCCGTTTGAAAGAGGGTTGGACGTGCTGGCGCAAGATGAAGTCGTGGGAAGAGATGGTGAACACTTGTGTCGGGGGCGCTGAAGAATGGGAGAAGGGAATGCGCTGGGTTAGAAAGTCGTTAGTCGGTGCGTTTCGTGAAGTTCAGTTCTCCCGCAGCCGCCCCAACACCGGAAGCAAGTAACCCCATGACCGTAACGACGAGAGAGGAGGACACGAGGATGGAGAACGATATGCAGTTTGTCTGGCGCGGGAAACACCTGGAGAAGATGGGCCAGATCATGGACGCGGCGGTCGCCATCACCACGCGAGAGGAAGCACAGGAGTTTCTAACTGCGTACCAGGCCACTTGCACTAAGCCAGGTGTAGCGGCGGCGAACATAGGCTATGCCGCTGGATACTACAGCCAGGACACGGCACAACGCCTGTACGAGCTGTTCTCGGTCGAACACCCTATCTTTGGGCGGAACCGTCCCACATCAGACGAGGCGTTCCAGGCTGGACTGAAGCTCGGCACCAACACAGGAGGACAGACAGATGACGCATAGCCCCCGCACTCCGCCGGTAACTAAGGCAGAAATATATCGGATTGCGAAAGACTACGCCTGCCGTGACTGCAAAATGCGTAGGTCGTGTGACGCCGCCAACAACCACACAGAATGCGAGGAGGCCGGCGAGTTCTACCGAAAGCTGAAAGAGTAGCCCAGTCAACCGCTCACAACCCCAGCGCCTATGGCTGGGGTTTGTGCTGGCATCTGCTCCCATCTCTGCCCCTCAATCTCTCGGTGGTGGTTCCCTCGACCCCAGCCCTTGAAGAAGAACGGCACGCCAGCGCTAACGCATTGATCTCGAATGTCGATCACCCACTCTTGCTCCATCGGTCGCGCACATGGACCGTTCTCCCCGCCGACGATAACCCATTGAATCCCACCTTTGACAAGGTGCAGGTCTAGCGGCCCCAGCAACGGCTCACATGACAAAAAGCGAATCGCACCGGGTGCCCATGGAATGCTTCTCAAATGAGCAATGCGCCACCGCTCTGCTTGGTTTTCAACCGTTACGCCATACCAGACATTCGACAATGGGAAGGGATATGTCCAGATGTCGCACATCCTCTCTGGACGCTTGGTTAATATCTGGTAGGTGTGACGCGGTGTTGCGCTTATGGTTTTGTATACGTCCACAATAAACGACAGAGGCACTTTCTCATGGAATAGGTCGCTCATGCTGCACACGAACACCTTACGCGGACGCTTCCACCTGATTGGTTCGGCTAGTCGAGATGGGTGAAGCTCAATTTTCTGTGATCGCTTCCACCGATGCAATATCGCCTGAGCGTAGCAATGCAGGCATCCCGCGCTGATTGGAGTGCAGCCCGTTACAGGATTCCAGCTTGCCTCGGTCCATGGAATCTTACTCTTTGGTCCCATCTGTCACCCCCTTCACCGATTTGGCGGGTATCCACTGCTCTACTGTCACGCGCCAGTTTTCACTTGCACCGTCGTACTCGGTCTCGCCCATCAAAGCTTCGAGTACGGCACGCCACGCCCTATTGAGAGCATGTTCCCAATTCCCGTCTTTCACTCTGCATCTCCGCATCCATCTCCCCCGGTTACTTGGCATTTCGCTTCCCCTTCGCCGATTTGGCGGGTATCCACTGGTACACTTCGAGCTTGTATATAAATCCCTTCCGCCATACAGTTTTCTTCCCTCCGGGTTTCCAGGAATGCGTCCGCACAAGCCGCATTAAGCGACTGACGCATCTCATCACAGCTTCCAAACTGGACTTGGGCTGCCACGCCATGTCAACCCGGACCACCCATCTCCCCTTGTTACTTGCCACGTGGTTTCTCCTTGGCGGGCCGTTCAATCGTAACCGTACACCACTCGTGCCGACGCCTCACCAGCCCGCCGCCGAAGACTTGTTTGGCGATGAACTCTCCGTACTTCATGGCGGCATGACTCTTGACGAACAGCGCCAGCGGTTCCCCCGTCTCCAACTCCACGAGAAACATCTTGCGCTTCTCCTTACTTGCCACGGGGCCTCCCCTTCACCGGACGCCATTCACCGCACCAAAAAGTCTGATTCGTCTCTTGCTGGTCATCCGTCGGAGGATACCGACAACAATCGCCACGCGTAACAGATTTGACGCCGTAGTGATCCCTCTCAATTCCCACCCAGAACTTACAGCCCTCGCACGCTTCCACCTTCCCCTTCCGTGTTTTCATCGGTGGGCGTCCAAGTAATCAACCCAACTGTTCCACCGCTTGTGCGGCTCCGGCATCGTCTTGATCTGGTGCATTGCAACGAGACACATCTTCGCCATCGCACGGGTGCCGACGGTCGTTCCGCGCTCGTATCCGTTGACATGACCGCGCCAGTAGCCCAGGCCCATCGCACAGATCATCGTTACGATCCAGCTTGCACTTCTCATGCTTGTCCTCCTTTTACGTGTTCTCATCGGTTGCTCCTTTTCTTCCACGCCTCGGCGGCCAGATCCCTCCACTGAGCTTGTGGTTGCTGCCGTACACTCAGCCACACTTCAACCTCAGCTACTCCAAACCCGTGCCTTTCGGCCAATCCCTCTAGCGACTGCGATGTTCCGTACAGATACGAATAGACCTCATACACCTGCTCGGCCACGCTCCACGGTATCCACGGCCCGTCCTGAATGGGAAACATTCGCTCGCTCATGCCAATGCGTCGAGTGAATTCCTTGTCGATCTTCTTTAGCTTCTCGTTGGCGTGTTCGCGTAGGGCGGTGGCTCTGGTTTCCACAAGCTCCGCCACTTGATCCTTGAGGGACGCGATCTCCTGTACCATGCCAGCCGGATCGCTGATCGTGGCCAGGTCGTGAATGTGCCGCCGGATGCGCTCAGGTAGGGCGTTGATTTCCTCGGGTGTTATCGGCCCCTCAAGCGCCCGCGCCAAGTCTTCCCATCCCGCCTTCCGCGCCACATCGCTCGGTCTTTCGCCGGGTGACGGACGGACCAGCCGCGCACCGCTCAAGAAAGCGTCCGGTGCCGGAATGTTATGCGGCAACGTGCAGTGGTCGGTCCAGCCAACGGTCACTTCCTTCCCGGCCCACTTTGCCCATTCCGCCATCTTCCAGTCTCCCTTCACCCGTACCAGCTTCCCATCGGTCTGTATGCCTATCCACATATGTCGCGCTTCCTCCGCTGTCATCTGTTGTCCCTCCCTCGCTCATCAGTCATTGATCCATCTCCTACGGGCTCCCATTCAGCCAACATCTTTACGGTTCCCAATAGTTCGGGCGGACACGCGGTGACAAACGTTTTCATGAAACACCCATCCAGATATGTGAGCCTCATATTTGCCGGGCCGTCAAGACACGACGTGATCTCCATGCCCTGGACGCATCGCGTCTTAGCTTCTTTGCGTGGAGATAAATACAACGCCTCGACGTAGCGGTAGCGCGGCACGCTGCTGTCTCTCATGTCTCTCCTCCGCCATCGACAGGCTTGAGGGCGGCGTCCACCTTAGCTGCGTAGTCATACGCTTTCGAGAACACCGCCATCGCAGCCAGATCATGATTGCCCCTTGCAACATGGTTGGCACACGCATCTTGCGCATGGCCAAGAAACTTGCGGACTTCTACCAGCGCCTCCCGCATCTTCTCCACAGTCTCGCGTAGCCCGTCCCGCTCGGCGATCAACTGCTTGTCTCGCTTGATGCTCTTGTCTGTGCAGTCCATGCACTTGTGGATGTAGTCTCCGAAGGCGTCATCTGCCGTCTTCGCCTCGGCATCAAGCTGCTCTACGGCGTCGCGCAATTCTCCCAGCCACCTGCCAAAGTGGTGCGCCATATCGCGGCTGCACGATACGGTATATACGTCGTACTTCTGTAGCAGCGCCTCCTTCACTTCCTTCACCAGCTTGGCTCTCTCAGCGTTCATGGCTGCTCTCCCCCTGTGTTTGCGGCGGCTGTTCTTTGGGGAGCGTGATCTCCACCGCGATTTGCGCTTCAAACATCTCGGCCATGCTCTTGTTGTCAAGTTTCGAGAGTAGGTCGTGCACCGCCGCCTTAACCGCCGCATGGCACCCCTCTCCCAAAGCTTCAATTACCCTCCCCATCTCGTAGCGCATTTTGATCTCCTTTGCCATCACTCCTCCTCAACCACTCTCTACGGTTTGCGGTGGCGGCGGTTCTTCCCACTCTTCCCCGCGCTTGCCTTTTTCATATGCCATCCGTTGAACGGCTCGTATCAGCGGCGTGGCGTCATGCTTTGCGGCTACCCATCCCTCTTCATGTCCCGCCTTCCACGCGGCGGCGCGCTCGTCGGCAAGGCCCTGCGCCACAGCAAAGACGGGACAACCGATCACCGCTGAATAGCTCAGGCAGCTTTCTACGTGCTTGCACAGCCCGCACGGTACCAACTTCCTCGCCTTCTCCCAATCCGTTGTTTCCGTTAGCCGCCTCAGCGGATCACCCTCGCTCTCACTCAGGATCATATATCCACATCGCACGCACTCCACTGGCTCCACACCGCCGGGCGGTAGCTCGTCGGTCCATCTATCTCCTCCCTTCAGCTTCATTCGCTTCTTGCTCGGTGCGCTCGCCAACAACGTAATACTTCCCACGCCACTGCTTTACCCGTATCGTTCCCCACCACTCTCCTGGCACAGCCCACAGCCATAGCCACAGATACCAGCGAGCAACCGGTGCATGGTTCCAGTCCCTTACCTCAGTCTCCACCGCCACACACTGGACACAGAGTAATTGGTTGTTGCATTCGATTTCCCCTTCTCGTTGTCCGCAGCGGTCGCAGTCTCGGTGTCCCTCTGGCGGGTTGATGGGCGGTTCAGGATCGCCGTAGCTCATGCCTCACCTCTCTTCAAGTCTGCTTTGTATCGTAGCCAGACGCCGCGCAGCCACCGTGTAACCAATCCCGTTCCACGGCACCAGTCGCAGTGTTCCCACGGACCATCCAAATACCCAGGCATGAGTTCGACTACACGATTCGTTTCTCCCCCCTCACCGCCGCACGCCTGGCACATGAGCGAATCATCAGTCTGTTCTACGCGGTGGCGGAATCTCTGCACATGCTTTTGGGCGTAGTAGCGTATCCGCGTGTAATTGGGCGGTTCAGGATCAATCACTTTGCTCCCCCTGTTTTGCGCGGCGGCGGTTTCATTCCTTTCACGAAGTTCTCCAGCTTCGTCCGACACGCGGGACAAACATCGTAAATCTCAAGTCCCCCCAACCAGTCTGCGGTGACACGTTCAAAGTGCAAGTCTGCTTCGGCGGGGTGGAACTGTAAGAGGCAGAAGTCGCACTGGGGAACCTTCATTTCGTCTCCCCCTTCATCCGCCGCTCACGCTCGGCTAGCATGGCTTCGGCCTGGTCATAGAAACACCCGGCACGCTGATCATCGCGGCAAGTCTTTGGCTTATTGCAATACTGGCAAGGGTCGCGCTTCTCCTCACAGCCCGCGAAGTAGTCGAGTAGGGACATACCTGTAGGCTCAACGATGTCGGTATGCTCATTGCCCTCCTCGTCCCAGTGTACTTTCCACATTGGCGGTACGGGGCAGGGAAACGCTGGTCCACCGTCGTTCTTCATGTCGTCTTCTCCTTCCGCTGTGCCCAGTCATAGGACTTGCACTTGGGACAACGCTTTGGGCTTTCTGTGCGCGGCAACCAAGTGAAACCACAGCGTAAACACTTGAGCAGCTTGCCTAAGTTCGTTATCAGTTTCTTCATGCTTCTACTCTTATCATGATAGTCCCCCGTTGTCAAGTCGTGCGGCCAAGCAACGCCCGCGTCTCCCGTAGTTTCTGGGCACACTCCCTCTCGCGGCGTTCATCCTCCCGCTCCTCAGCTTCTTCTAGGCGGCGTCTCAACGTAACGGAGCGGACCCACTCTCTCAACTCTGTTTCTGTGGGCGGGCGCTCGTAGTAGGCTGACTTGCCAATCTCTGGAATTGCTATCGTCATCCCCCCTGGCGGCGAGGGTTTATCCAAGCCCGCGCTCAACCACTTCTGCGCGTGCATCATTCGGTGCCAGCTACCCACCAAAAGCATACGCAGCAACGGGTCACTTAACTGCTTGTCGATCTCCTGCTCTGTCACTACTGGCTCGCTCACTTGTACCCCCTCACGCCACTACTGGCGATGTGTTGTTGCCATCTCTCTGCCTGTATCTGGTCTGGGTGTTTGCGCACAGCGCTCCCTTCTTCACTGTTAAGACTGTTCGGATTTAAGACTGTAACTCCCATAAGTGACGTATCCTCAGCGGCAAGAGGCGGGGATGGTTGCACCTTATCTGGGGTATCCATTGCACCTTTCTCAAGGGTTAGTTGCACCTTCTTTGGACGGTGGCCCAGCTTGTCCGGTACTGGCGTCGGCCAGTTTGCCACCTGCTTTTGGCTGCTTTCAAACTGCCTCAGAGCGGACAGGTGATAGAAGATTTGACGGCGTGACAAACGGGTAAGCCACATCAGCCGTTTTATTCCTGGCCGGACGAACGGAGCATGCCAATCAAGGATGGCGTATATGAGCTTTGCCATTGGCGGGAGATCTGCCTCTAGGATTGTCGTGGGCAGTCGCCCGTACCGCCCTATCCGCCCCTCACTCTGCATGGTGCCGCGCCACTTCGACGAGGAGATGGGCCACCGCTTTTTCGCATGCGTAGCAGCCCCCGAACCTTACGCCCCACTCTGATAGGTTTTTCGGATTGCACCCCAGGTATATCGCCGCGTCGATCAGCCGCTTTTCTAGCGGTTCCGCTGGGGAGACATCACAGAAGTGTTTATCTTTGCTCTGCTCTGGGTAGCCGCACTCTAGTATGGTATTTCTCTCGTCTTTGAGTTTTCTTCTGTGGGCGGCTTCATACCTGAGCATCTCAAGCTTCTCGCCCGTCTGAATAATCGTCATCTTGGGCACTGTTGATTCTAGCCTGAGCCTAGCGCACCAAGCCCCTGTCGTTTTGACGCGGCTCCGTTCGTGCTTCTTTAATCGTCCGGTCGGATTATTCGTTGCGCCAACATACCTAATTTCGTCGTTACGAGGATCGGACAGTTCATAGACGTACCACATATCAGCCTCCACATTAGGCTTCAGGTGGAACGAGTGAATGTGGCACTCGCCCCGACCTGAACTAGTATTCAGATCAACGACAGGCCCAAGCACCTACCGTCACCCGTGACTATGGCATACCCGACAGCGGTGCGTCAAGTGTGTCGTGGTGGGGGGGTTTGGGGGAAGGGCTTGACAAGAGATAGCGGAGTATGCTTTGCTGAAGCATGGCGAAAGCAATGACATACCTAGACATCAAGTCTCTGGCATCACAGGTTGGCGTCTCCGTGGCGCTGCTTAGAAAGTGGATATGGAAGCTGGACATTGTTCCGGTGAAACGGGTTGAGCGCACCTTCACCACCGCGAAAGGAAAGCGTATCGGACTCGTGGCGCTATACGACGGACGCCTCGTCAAGACGTTGAAGGGAGCGTTGAAGTGACGAGCCTGGTGATTACGCGGGGGAAGGCAGAGTTGCACATACCCGTTTTGATAGTTCGTCGCCGGGGGCTGCGCCTCTCTGGTAGTCGAGGTGCATAGCTCAAAGGTAGCCGGGGCAGGACCGGCCACGCACACGGCATGATGCAGAAGTTGAACGTCAGATAAACCCATAGGGAGGAAAACGACAAGTGAAGAAGCGCAAGAAGAAACTCGTCAGGAAGCTGCCCAAGGAGACATGGTTCATTCAACGCCTCCGTAGAGAAGCGATGGCGCTGTTCAGCAGTCGTATTATCGCACTGGACGCGCGCACGGTAGAAACGGTAAAGAGAACCGACGGACTGGTGCTGCACTTGGCGCAGATGGAAGCTGCGCACGGTAGATTAGCGGAGAACCTTGTAGGTCTACAGGCAATCGTCATGGCTTTGAAAGAACGTTACGACAAGGAACATCAGACACAACCCTGAACGTAAAGGAGAAAACCGATGCAAAGCTACTTGAACTTCCACTATCAGTTGGCACCCTTTGACCGTGTTGCGGTGGCCGCAAGGGAAAATACGTGGGACAGAAAACCCGTCATCGAACTACGCGCTGACCAGCCAATCGGGGAAGGGCCAGCAGGGGCGTTTGACTACGTGCGTGTGGTGTCGCTGCAATTCACCCGCGAACAACTGGTAGAACTCGCCCACCAAAGCCAAGACGCCATAGCTCAGTACGATGCCTTGGTGCCCATCATCGCCGCCAAACGGGAAGTAGAAGCTGGTGGTGAGAAGGTGCTGAAGACATGAAGAAGCGCAAGTGCACACGCGGCAAGTGGATCACCGAGGTCCACGTTACGGGTACATCCGAGGTAGTCCATGCTTCAGCGCTTGAAATGCTGGACGATCACCTGCGGCACGACGTAATAGCGACATGGGACGAGAGCAGAGCGCACGACAAGAAAGTGTGGCGCTTGAAGCTGGAGCGCCTAGAGGTGAAGGCATGAGTACGCCGGAAGGGAGCGATCTTCACCAGTTCTTTACCGAGACACTGAGCAAATATCTGTCAGTCGTTCAGGCACCGCGCCCGAACAAAGACGAGTGGTGGGCTTCCGAGTCCGACTACTGCTTCCGTAAGCGTGTCTTGCGCCGCGCTGGCACACCACAACTGCCCGTACCGCTCAACTCCATGATGACGCGGGAGCATGGCAAGATGATCGAGAAGATCGTTGGCAAAGCGTTCCAGGCGCACGATGTCGTCAGGCAAGGGGAAATCTACCTGCCAGAGTTCAAGCTACGTGGGCATTTCGACTTTCTCATCTTCCGCGACGACGAAACGGTGATATGCGTAGATGCGAAGTCAGCGAACGGTCAGTCGTTCGGCTTCCTCACCCGCAGGGGAAGCGAGGGCTACCGTATGCAGAACGCTCTGTACGCACACGGCATCGAAACGAACGGCTACACACTCACCGCACCGGGTTCAGTGGGCGACGACAAAACAGACGAGTGTGTTACCCAGCGCGAACCGGTGAAGGTGGACAAGGTAGCGATATTCGTCATCGACAAAGAATATGGCAACCCACACACCGACGAGTACGACAAAGAACTGTACATCAAGAAAGCGATCACCGATCTGCGTGAAGCTGACAAGCATTGGGCGCAATACCAGGACAACGGCACACTACCACCGGAAACACCGATGATCGCAGCGCGCAGTGACAACAAGCACGTCAAGGCAAGGCGTTGCGCCGCAGGAGAGATGGCACCGGCTGGACTTTGTAGCCCAGCCTACTGTGGAGTGATTCACGCGTGTCCTCGTATCGCTGCGTGGTGGAAGACTCACGGGAAGTTCAATCTCACATTGCCGAAAGCGGCAGCAAAGGAGACACAAAATGGCTGAGAGCCAGAAAGAAACGTTTGACGTTCAGGGAACCGTAGAGAAAGTCGTACCGGAGTGGGAAGAGAACAAGTTTGCCGACGCCACCTCGCCGTGGAAACTGAAACGCAAGGTATATCTGTCCAGTTGTGAGAAAGAAGCCGACTTTGGCAAGCTGTTCACCTGTTTTGGGCGCATGAGTACAGTGAAACTCGGTGCAGGAGCGACGTATGCGTTCCAAGTCACCGTTTCACCGGGGCGGGAGGCGGGAAAGAAGTTCACCAACATCGTAAATGCCATCAAGATTGCTGGTGATCCGGTATTCCCCGAGATTCCGCCGCAACCCACGGAACAACCAGCAGCAACGAAGTCCGGCAACGGTTCAGCACCCATCAGCGGCGACAGAAACCGTAACATCGCAATGGGCTTGGCAGTGAAGTGCTGGATTGAACTCGTCTGCAACCAGAAAGTTGGCGCTGCACGTATGGGGTTGGGTATGCCCGCCACCGGACCCGACAGAGAAGTGATACTCGCACTGGCAGACATCGCAGAGCGTGAGAAGTTCCCTGAGAAGGCGTCATGAAAGCGTGGCACTTCTGCAAAGGCTGGAAACTTCGAGACTGCCGAGACCTCGTAGTCGGAAAGACATACGAGCATACCGGAGAACTGAAGATATGTGCGTCTGGACTCCACGCAAGCAAAGAGCTTCTAGATGCCCTAGAGTACGCGCCTGGAAGTGTGCTTTGCCGCGTTGAGATATCAGGCGATCTGCAACACCAGGACGACAAGATGATTGGACGTAAGCGTAAAGTGCTGTGGGCTGTAGACATCGAGAAGCAACTGCATACGTTTGCTTGTGATTGCGCCGAGCGAGCGCTGAAACGCGAGCGCAAGGCGGGCCGCGAACCCGATGCACGTTGCTGGAAAGCTATCGAAGTGAAACGGAAATGGATAAACGGAAAGGCGACGGACGAGGAATTGGCTGCGGCGTGGGATGCGGCGAGGGATGCGGCGAGGGCTGCGGCGAGGGCTGCGGCGTGGGATGCGGCGAGGGATGCGGCGAGGGCTGCGGCGAGGGATGCGGCGAGGGCTGCGGCGAGGGCTGCGGCGTGGGATGCGGCGAGGGATGCGGCGTGGGCTGCGGCGAGGGCTGCGGCGTGGGATGCGGAAAGAAAGTGGCAGCAGAAGCACCTGTTGCGTCTGGTAAGCCGCGCTAGGAAAACGCAGCGTGGATAGGCTGGATGCTTGGGACTACGCCCACACCAAAGCCGAGCAGCTTGAAACCAAGATCGTGGACATCCACGCCAAAGCTCAAGCGCACTACGACTATGTGTGGGGGTGCGAGTACGACCGCTTGGTGGAACGATGGCCCACCGCTACACCCACGCTATTGAAATGCCGGATGTGGAAGCTGCGTGGCGAACTTGATACGGGCCTGTCTCAAGCGCACCTGTCTCTACAGCGGGCTGCACGTCTACTGAGAAAGGCACACGACCGCACGGAACGTAGAAACGACATACGCTGGGCGAACAAGCCCAACAGGAGGATGTGATGCAGTTCAACGGTCCGAATCCCAAACCCCCGCCCCGCACAAAACGTCGTAGCTGGTTGAGAAAGGTGGGCAACAAGGGTTTCGACTGGGAAGCTTTTAAGCTCCAACTGGTCTACCCGTGGCTGTGGATAAAGACGGTGATGTATCTTGAGCAAACCAACATGGCCGTGAAGATTCAGTGTGCATGCCCGCACTGTGTCGCCCTACAAGCAGTGGGACAGGAGCCACATTCGGGCTGGCTTCGACTCCGCGACAAACCCGACGCAGACGGACACATGTGGGAAGTGGAAAACCTCCACATCCACCACGACACGAAACGGAGTAGTGAGCCTAGTGAAATCTTCGTCCTCGCCAACTGCAAACCGTACGCAACCGAGTGCCATGAGAGGATACACAGACGATGAATAGCGCCATTGAATGGTGGAACCGTCCCGACGTGAAAGCACTTGCGGTACGAGTCTTGGCGCAACTCAGAAAGTGGGACGAAAGCGACGCGCCAGTGAAGGGACGATATATGCTGGCCAGCTTTGAAGAGGCGGGCGACATCTTTGGGCCACCGCCAGATCACTGCTTGCCGTCGCCTATCGACTCACCGTTTGGTATTATGGCGGGCGAGATTTACGGTGTCCACATCATCGTCCGATACACAACCCTTCTGGGGCGCGTATGAACGCCGCATGGGATTGGCTACCCTGGCAGAAACGACTGAACGAGAGGACTGAGCGAGTCGTGTGCGTGGCGGCTGGGCGGCGCATAGGTAAGAAGTCATGGCTCTGGCGTTGGCTCGAAAACCAAGCTTTTAACTGTGACGGTTTGGGCCGCGCATACCTCGCACCTACCCAGTTCCAGAGCAAGATCGCCACCGACGCATACCGCACTAATTTGGGCACGGGGATAAAGACAGCAGACTGGCGGCATGTGGGGGCGTTGTACGCCCTGGCAATCTACGAACCCGCCTACTGCGATCCCGTGCTTATGCGCATCCTGATGAAACGTGCCCGCTTTGTGAGGATGGCCGGAACACCTCGCGGACGGGATCACTTCTGGAGCCGCTGGACGCACGGCCACATGAGCGGCAACTGGTATTCGGAACGGGTAAGCACTTGGAATGCGGGCTTGGTGTCGAGAGAGGAGATACTTGGATTGTGTGAAACGCTACCTCCCGACCTGCGAAAACAGGAATTCGAGGCGGTCGTATGACCACCGCGTACCGTTCGGTTTTGCACATGCGCAAGCAGGGTTGGTGGGCCAACACCGTAGAAGGTAAGCGCGGCGGTCAGTGGCGGTACGACCACTTCGGCGTTGCCGATCTCGAAGCCTTTCGCCCCGGACACGGCATACTGTGGATACAGTCCTACGACTACTACGCCCGCAAGGTACACGATCACCTAAACGCTGAGCATCCCATCATCAAAGACTGGCTAGCATCAGGTGGGCAGTTCTGTCACCACGTATGGCACCGCCCGCGAAAGAAAATACCTAAGTGGACGTTAGAGACGCGTTGGATCGGTGCCCCGCAGAAACCAGAGGAAGTTCACTGACATGGCAGGCGGGCTGGTTCTCGTGGCGTGCTGGGCCATGTTAATAGCTACCGTGTGTCTCGTCATCGTTATCGTCCTCTTGAGCATTACGCTATGGTGGCAGTCTCTCTTTGGACAAGACTACTGACAGATCAGTTGAGCGTCAGTCAGTCCGATTGAGCCAGCCCAGTTGAAAGGCTCGCAGTGAAGGCTTTCGCAGACATAGGTCTGTATACCGATGAACCTGAAGCCCGTTAACGTTCTTGAGAATGGCTTCCTCGTAGCACGATGCTGCGAGGAGCACCTTCAAAGCAGCCAACGTCATCGGTCCCATACCTCCATCGATGTGAAGATCGGGATAGAGGCGGTCGTCTTTGTTGAGCACCGTCAGGGTTACCTGGAGAAAACGTACTGCCGTTCCCATCCCGCAATTGACGCCGACGTCGAAAAGTTTCTCGGCAATCCGCTGACTTGGAATCCTATCGCCCCACATCTTGTCCCAATACTGCTTGCGGTAGATGTCAAGCACGGTGGTGTACGGTATCTCAGGCAGAGGTCCGTCATACCCGTTCTCGATGGCTACCGCTTTCGTAATGCCGTAATTCGTTTCGTCACCAGGATCGGCAGGATGGTTCACGTATCCCGTCTTGCCAGGAATCGGCTGGTCTTGTTCGTCAAATCGAACACCTTCATTCGCAAGCGTTCGGCGGAGCGCGGGGCTTAAATCAGCCATGGGTTACTGCTTCGGTACGCCCCTAACCAAAGCGGTGAGTTCGGGCAGGAGCTTCGCCGCAACCAGCCCCACGGTCGTGGCTGCGCAGAACATGAATACCTGCACATGCAGCACGTTCGGCTCGGGCATGTTGATGATCTTAACCCCCATGTAGGACGAGAGCCACGCGAATATCCAGCCGATCCACTCCTTCTGCGTATCGAACATTGCCAACAGCTTTTCCCCTAGTTTCCACATCAGCTTGCGGCCTCACTGGCCTCGTAGATGGTTTTGATCCACTGGAGAACAGTCGCTGCATGTTCCGGCCAGAACGCCGCGAGAATCGAAAGAACTGCCGCAGTAACGGCACTCACCACACCCGCCGTAGTCTTCTTTGGGTTGCGGTTCAGCGTATTCTCTATCGCCGTAGCCGCCTTCTTGGCCGTAGGCGACTTCTTCCAGATCAACCGTATTGCGCCGCCAATGAGCGGAGCTGCGCCCTTACCTATTGCCAGCACCGACCTAAACGTTATTGCCATCCTCGCTCTCCTTTGTTGGACGTCCGTCCAGTTTCTTCTCAATCCGCACCAGCCTATCCTTGATGTCGTCGAGCTTTGTCTTGTTGGTGAACGTTCTCACCGATGCCAGAGATACCCAGCCTATCCAGCCCAGCATTGCAGCCGCGAGGGTGTGCTCGGTGTCTCCGTTCATCGCTGCACCACGCACGTCAGAGCACCGGGGGCTGTTAACCCCCGGCACACCTGACTGTCAGTTACGGTTTTATCCACGCGATGTCGAATCTAAACACCAGCGCATTGGTAGTAAGAGAGGCATCACCCTTGCGCAGCACTACCTGAAAGTAGAGGTTCTTGCTATCCGGCGGCATGTTGATTCGCAAATCCTCCGAAATGAGATGTGCAGCCTGGGAGGCACTCCCGAGTGCTACCCAGTCGGACCCCTCGACCGTGATTTTACCCGCGTAACTGTTGTTAACGTCCCCGGCAACCGGCGACCATGCAGCATTCAACGCAGTCCCTGCAAAGGACCGGGTGAACAGCATGATGTCGAACCCTATGGTCCCACCAATCGTGGCCGTAGCCAGCATGTGTTCGATGATAATCGACTCTCCGGCCCTACGGGCAGCACCCGTCAACGTAACCGTCTGAGTCAGCGCATCGGCCACACTGAACACCGTTGCATCCGCCCCCACTGGAGTAACCGTAAGTACGACCCTCTCGATAACCGTTATTGGAAAGCTAACCGCTCCCCTGGCAACGGACGCAGCCAGGAATAGAACGGGAAGCATCAGAAACAACTTTTTCATTTTGCGTCCTCCTATCTGGTTTTCTTGACCAAATGTAAGATCAAGACATTCATGCAGTCAGTAGCACCTTGAGCCGTTGGGCATGGCCGATGAGCAGGTTCTTTTCGCCTGGCGTCATCTTCTCAATCGCGCGCAGACGGGCAATCTCCACTGCAAGCTCTTTTCCCTCGTCGCGGTCAAGTCCCGCAATGATCGCGTCAAGCTCGGCTATCGCCGCCGTCTTGTCTGCCGCTTTCGCCCCCGCCAAACCGCCGCTGGTAATTTTCTCTAGTGACATTGTTCCTCCTAGTCCTGTTCGATGACCAGAACGACAGTTAGATCATCCGTAGCATTATAAGTAGGCGCTTCCGTGGTGTAGAGCTGCGCGAATAGGCTGGTTCCATTGAGAACGAAGCCGTGCTCGGGATTGGTTTTCTGTAGCGTAATGGGCTGGGCGAAGTTAAGAGAAGCCCCCCCCGTCGCAAAACTGAAAAAGCCAAGGCTATTTTCGCCGTCAGCTTCACTAATGGCTAGCGGGGCGTTGTCAGCCGTGGGAGTGAACGTGCGGTCGAAGAGGACCATGACTATCGTTTTTGTTTGTCCAGAATCATCTACGATATAAGCATTGGTAATCGTCCCGCCCTTTCCCGACTCGGCTACAGCGTTTGCGAACTCCAGCAGTCCACCCACTGCATCGTTTGCGCCGTATGCTCCCGCTGTGATCGTAGGCTTCACCGCAATCCGCACACGCCTCTTGCCAGTGCGACCGATGTAGTTAGTCCCAGCAGGCGTGGCGGGCAACGTAGCCACATCAACGTCACCTATGTTGTTGGTGCCAGCAGGAAGTGCAGAAGCGATATCTACGTTTGGATGTATCCACAGTCTGCCCACGGCGTCCGTGGTGAGCGGCCCATACAATTGATTGACCAAAGCCGTTGGAGCGGCGGTATCCTTGCGCACCGCGAGCGCCGGGATTGCCGTGTCGCCCGCGTTCGGAAGGGAATTCCCCGCCTTTCCGAGATTGGTCACTCCCGTTCCAGGAATTACACTCAGCACGTCCATATCGCCTATGTTATTTGTACCTGCGGGTAGCGCAGAAGTTATAGCAACATCTTTGCTGATGTCCGTCCCGCCGCCGACAGTGGCTGTTCCCATGTGACTTACCTCCTAACTCGTAAGCAGTCGCGCTGTCACAGTCGGATTGGTTCCGCCGGTCAGCGTGATGAGTTGAATGCGCGTGAAAGAGAGCGGTATGGCAGTGGTGGAGTAGACGAGCATGCCCGACGTGTCGGTCTGCGCCGTGCCGACAACTTCCCAGTTGGTTCCGTCCAGCGATCCCTCAAGGCGAATGTTAACGCCTGTGGGACTGCCGGTCGTCTTGTACTGCCAGGTCAGGTAAATCCTGCCATCCGGGTTGACTGCCCGACTGGCAACTGCGGCAGTAACCGCGTCCAGTAGTACGACGTTCTGTGGTGCCTGCGATTGTGGCATTTCAATTCCTCCCTTGTGATTGTATCATTACTGTTCAACCCCCTGTTCAAGCTCCCGTATTACCAAGCGTTCAGGCGCTTTTTTGGCCGCTTCTTCTATCTCCAGTTTCCTGCGCCGTGTCTCAAACGCTGCACGCTGGGCAGCACGGGGAACATCAAGCCGCACCAATCTTGGCCCAAACGCTCTGCTCAGTTCTTCCTCTGCGCTCAACGCTGGACCAGATATCGGAGACGGCGCAATCTCAAACGTCCTGAACGTCTTCGTCAGTATCTCCGCCGCACGGTTCGCCGGTCTGCCATTCTCCCACTTTGCAGACTTGAGTAAACCAGCCTTGAATATCTGCCGCACCGTTCGCGGTGGGATGTTGGCACGCCGCGCGATCTCAATGGCGAGCTGATCCTTCCCAATCGTACCGCCCACCTTCTCCTGTATGATCTCCCGCCCGGTGACGGCAGAGAACAGCGTGGAAAGAACTGGACCAAGCGCAAGCTGCCCACCGGTCAACGCGCTGCCGTATGGGTTGAAACTCGTCAGGTCAATACCAAGCTGTTGCCCGTGCGCATCTCGCATCGGCAGCAGCATCATCGGATGGTTCAGCGTGAACTGCCGCTCTGCTCCTGGCGTCTGCGCCAGCGCACGGAACTCGTTGTACCTATCCACCACTGACGGGTCTTCACCCATAGCCAAGGCAGTAACCTTGTTCCACGAGTTCAGTCCATGCTTCCACCGCACCGCTGCCATAGGATTCTTGATGAACGACTGCGCCAACTGCGGCAGAATAGCGTACTGCCAGGACACGAACGGCATGATGAGAAAGGGGCTGGACGATACACTGCGCACCACTCGCGGCGTACGGTTCAAATCCCCGAACATCGTGCGCGCCTGAACAGCAGCCTGTGGATCGGGTATGCCTCGCTTTGTCAGCTCACGGAAGCCAAGGAAGCGGAAAAAATCGTCTTGTGACTGATAGAACCTGCGCAGTAGTTGTTGTGGCGCGAAAGGACGCAGCTTGCGGTAGGACGCGCCCAGGTTGAACAGCAAGCCTAGATCGCTGCCTTTCGCTTCTGCCGCCGCTGTCTTCATGATGTCGCGCACCAGTTCACCTTCCACCGTTCTCGCCGTCTGCCCGGAAGCGAACACGCCCGCAACTGTGGCCCGGTCAAAGTCTGGCGATCCCTTAACGAACTGCCGCGCAGTCTCTGCAAAGAACGCTGGACGCGTCAGGGGAGAACCAACGCGGTTGACACTGGCGATCATGGTGTTGCCCAGGATGTTGCCCATCCACGTCAACGGATTATCAACCGTCAGCGTTTCCTTGTAGAGCGAGATCACCTTTTTTATCGCGCCAGGGCTCGACATGAAATTAACGTCGCGCTGAAACGATAGCAGTTCGTCAGCTACCCGCTCAGGAACGAACTTGCCCCTGAGGCGAGAAACAACAGCGGCTTCAGGAGAGATGCGTCTCAATCCAGGCCCTGCAACGTTTGATACGAGTCCCGGCTGGGCAAGGATACCGTTCTGCAACTCAGCGAAGCCTTTCAGGTTGTTCTCCTGGATGATCGTGCGCACTTGACGCGGAACGACATCAGTGCCTTTCGGCACTGCGTTCTTGCGCCGCAGGAAACGCTGTGCAGCTTGCGGACGCGTGACGAACGGACGGGAACGCTTGAGGCTTTGCACGCCCTCCTGAAGCATTTCGTCCACGCCCAGCGTAAGCTCACGCAAGTTTGCCGTAGGCACCGAATCCGCCAGGTAAGGGGCTCCCACATACCGCCCACGGAAACGCTCGAATATCTGCCGTGGGAAACCCTTGCGCATCAGCTCTGACGCGAGTTTGTTGTTAGTCTTTGCGATCTCGACTGCCAGTTTCGCTCCCTCGTCGCCACCGGCAACCAGCCTGCTAATGACTGGCTGCTGCTTTACTATGCCATTGTCAATCAACTCGCCAGCGCTCACCCGCTCGAATATGTTGACTTGCCGCGCCTCGACGTCCTTGACGAACTGCGCCGCTTGACGCACGCCGCCTTCTGCGATTTCCCTGCCCCGGAACCCGGCAGCAATCACTTCTTCTGGTAGCTCAGCGCCGCGAGGTACTAGCCCGCGTTCTACGGCGGCAACTGTCCGCGCGGCTGGAACGCCCGTCGCAACCTCTCTGGCAGCGGCTACGCCTCTGGTAACACCCACAGCAACAGCGCGCGCACCCGCACGCACGGCAGGAAGCACCGCCACTTCAGCCACGGTGGGCAACGCACGTACCGCTCGAAACGGCTGTATGCCTGTCGCTACTTCTCCCACGCCAGCAGCAAGCTGCCCCAACGCCTTTACGCCTTGCGCTACGCCTACCCGCAACGCACGGGTCGCTGACTTTCGCTTGCCGACTTTTACGAGTTTGGCTGCCTTTGCAAACGCTGCGATAGCAGGTTTCGCCGCGCCCGGAACCGCCATCGACATGAGGCCCGCGATGGATGTTATGGTTTCGATGTTCAGTGCCAAGTATTCTTTCGGAACTTCTTTTGCCATGAAACTCAGCATATTCTTAAAGACTGACCTGGACTTCGGATCGCCAGGGAATATCGTATCGAACGCCTGGCGGACTGCATCGGCTCGCCGTTTTAGTGCGGCGGTTGCCGCTAGCGGTTTCGCAAGAAACTCTAGGAAGCCACCGACGATTGGAGCCGGAATGGTGACGATACGCTGGAACTGCTCAAGCTGCCTCTTGGCTTCCTGGCGTTCGATGGGAAGTGGTCCACGCCGCTCCTCCAGCTTGATTGCCTGCAAGCGTTCGGCAGTGCGTGCAGCGGCAGGTGCAATCAGTTCACGCGCGGGGCGAACACGCTCCTCAATGCGGTTGATCTCTCGCAGCGCCTTGATCTGCTTGTCGAGGGGAAGTCGTGCGAAGTCGGGGTTGTCGCGGCGAAGAAACGTAACCTGTTCAGGAAACGGTGACTTCACGAACTCCTGTCGCTTTGACTCGTCGGTGAGAATCTCGCCAAGTTTACCCACGGCACCCTACAACCCGCGCAGGAACTCTTCCTCGGCAGCTCTTACGTCGGTAGGCGCAGGCGGTTCACCCCCCGCAGGCCGAGCAGCTTGCGCCGTGTCACGCCGGGCAGGCTGTTGCACCTGCGTACTTCTCGCCGCAGGCGGTGCTGCACGCTGTCCACCGATGCCAAACAGCCCGTTGATGAGGCGGTCGAACGAATCAAGGCTCGTCTTCAGTTCTGCGCGCTCCTGAATGAGCCGTTGTCTGCGCGCCTCTCCTTCTGCCGTGAAAGCTGCTCCAGCGATGTCTTCAGCGGCTTTGATGTCGTCGTCGAGGCGACTGAGCTGCTGGGCAAGTTGTCCGCGCAGCGTGAGCGAACGCGTCAGCGCTTGGTCCGCGCCCTGTGGGGGGCGGCGAAAAAGTGGCCCCGGGGGGGCCGGGCCAGGGGCACCCCCCCCCCGGGCCAATCCCCCCGGATTTTGTGGGGCGGCCTCGGCGGCTTCTTTT